CCCGGCCAACTGCGCCTCCCAAATCGGAAAGGGGCTGCACTACGGGCTGGATCTGCTGAAAGGCTTCATGACGGACTACTGGAGGAAGAACCATACGACCGACGGCTGGGTCCTGAAATGCGATGTGCGGCACTTTTTCGCCAGCATTGACCATGACCTGCTGAAGCAGAAGCTACGAAAGAAGGTGGTGGATGACCGACTTTTCCGGCTCATGTGCATTTACATTGACGCAAGTGCGGATGGGCTGCCCCTCGGCTACCAGACCTCCCAACTCCTGGCCTTGCTGTTTCTGGACGAGTTCGACCATTTCGTGAAGGAGCGTCTTCGGATAAAGTATTATGTCAGGTACATGGATGACTTCCTGCTCATCCACCCCGACAAGGAGTACCTGCGCTATTGTCAGAAACAGATCGAGACTTTTCTCACCGGGCTCCGCCTGGAGCTGAACGAGAAGACGAACATTTTCCCGTTGAGACACGGGGTAGACTTTTTAGGTTTTCACACCTACATCACGGAGAGCGGCCAAATCGTCCGAAAGCTCCGCCACTCATCTGTCAAGCGGATGAAGGCAAAAATCAGGGAGTGGAAGAAGGACTACCCGGCCGGCAAGGTCACGAAGAAGGAAATCCTGGATAGCTGGACCGCCTGGGACGCTCATGCGGCCCACGGCAACACCTACACGCTCCGGCGGGAGATCGCCGCCCAGGTCTCGGAAATCATCGGCATCCAGCTACGATGCCATGCCCCTATCAGGCTGTCGAAGACCCAAAAGGCGATGCTGGAGTACAAACAGAGGCGGAAGGCCTCTCAGAAAGCCGCTCTCGCAGCGGCAACGCAGCACCACGACGGAGATCCGCCGTGGTGATTTTTATTGCAAGGAGGTATCTCTATGGCAAGTGTCGCACTCGGCACCAAGACGGTCGGCTCCATCGTGAAGCTCAAAGAGAACGGGGCCGCCGTCAACTACATCGTGGTCCACCAGGGCCGCCCGTCCAGTTCCTACGACACCAGTTGTGACGGGACCTGGCTGCTGCGGCAGGACATCGCAGAAAATCGGGTGTGGGACAGCGGGAACTCCAATGTTCTGGAAAGCTCGGACATCCAGAGCTACCTGAATGGCACCTGGATTAACCGCTATGACTCCGACATCCGCAGCGCCATCAAGCAGGTCAAGATCCCGTACCGTCAGAACGGCGGCTCCGGCGGCACCGACCGCACCGGGGCCAACGGCCTGAGCTGCAAAATCTTCCTGCTGTCCGGGCGTGAGGTGGGCTTCACGAACAACGAGAGTTCCTACTTTCCGAACGATGGTTCCAAGCTGTCCTACTTCGAGTCCGGCAACGGAAGCTCCGCCCAGCAGAAGCGTGTTGCGACGCTGAACGGCAGCGCCACCCACTGGTGGCTCCGCTCCCCGCACACCAGCCACGCCAGCCACGTGTGGGTCGTGGTCTCCTACGGCGGCTACAACCTCTGGGGCGCCAGCAGCTCTTACGGCGTCCGCCCCGCTTTGGTATTGCCCTCTACACTCTTGGTCTCTGATGACGGTTCCATTACGACGAATACGGCCCCGACCACGCCCCCCAGCATCTCCATCCCCGATAGCATTTCCGGCGGAAGCACCATCACCGTCTCCTGGGGAGCCAGCACCGATGCCGAGGGCAACCTGGAGGGGTACATCGTGGAGCGGTCCATTGATGGCGGCAGCCAGTGGTCCCAAATCTACCAGGGCAGCGCCCTGAGTACCACGAACACGGTGCAGTTTGGCACCCCGACGGTGATGTACCGTGTGAAGGCCTACGACAGCGAGGGCCTGGAGTCCGGCTACAAGACCAGCAACCAGGTGACGGTAATCAACAACACCGCCCCCAGCGCCCCGCCCAGTATCACGGTGCCGCTGACGGTGGTCGGCGGCGAAAGCCTGACCATCACCTGGACGGCCAGCACCGACACGGATGACAACCTGGAGGGGTACATCCTCCAGCGGAAGGTGGCCTCCGGGGAGTGGACCCAGGTATTCAAGGGCAACGCCCTGAGCTTCCAGGACACCATCACGAAGGGCTGGGCCTCGGTACAGTATCGGGTGGCGGCTTACGATGATTACGATGCTCAGAGCGCATGGACCACCAGCGAGACCCGGACGGTGGACAACAACACGGCCCCGGTCATCACCTGCGACACCCCCAGCGGGAGCGACCTGGGCACGAAGACCTCCGGCTTCACCGTCAGCTACCAGGTGGATGATGCAGACGGCGACGATGTGACCGTCACGGAGAAGATGGACTCCACCACCAAGCGCACCTTTGAGGCCACGCTGGAGGCCACGAACCAGTTCCAGGTGACGGGGACCTACTTCCAGCAGCTCCTGAACGGTCAGCACACCATGAAGATGGTCGCCCAGGACGCCGGCGGGAAGAACTCGGAGTACAGTCTCACCTTCACGAAGTCGGTGACGGCCTGCTCCATCACGATGACGGAGCCCATGGAGGCTGACGCCCAAATCACCATCATGGCGATGTCGGTGACCGGAGACATTCCGGCGGACGCCAACTTCCAGGTGCTCGTGACCAACAACGCCAAGGACACGGAGCCAACCTGGGAAGACGCCACCTCTGAGGTGAAGAACGGGGCCAACTACCTGTTTGAGAACCAGACGGCCACCAACGGCTGGGCGTTCAACTTTAAGGTCATTGCTTCCCGTGGTTCCAGCGGCACCGGCGGCTACATCAGCTCTATTCAGGGAGGTTTTCAGTAATGGGAGTCAAGTGGAGACAGGATAGCGTGAAGGCTATCCGGGCAAAGAAGGAGGCCGCGGCCAAGGCGGAGGCGATGAACGCCCAGGCGCAGATCGCGGTCATGGCGCTCTGCGCTACGGCGACCACCATCACGGACACCCAGGCCCTCCAGATGCCGGATCTGTTTCCGGCCTGGGAGGACCTTCTGGCCGCCGGGAACAAGCTGGAGGAAAACACTGTGCTCCGGGATGGCTCCACCCTGTACCGGGTGGTCCAGGCCGGCGGCGTGATCCCCCAGGAGCACCAGCCCCCTCACGGCGAGGGGATGCTGGCTGTGTACCGGCCCATCGACGAAGGCCACGCCGGGACCCTGGAAGACCCGATCCCCTGGGTGTACGGCATGGACTGTCACGCCGGGACCTACTTCAGCTACAACGGCCACATCTACCTGGTGGCCGAAGGTGGCGACATGATCCCCTGCGTATGGCCGCCCGACACCGCCGGCCTGTGGCAATGGGTCCTCGTTGAGTAAGGAGGGGGGCGCAATGTGAGTCTGAAAGAAATCTTTTTGGGTGGGGGCGGCCTGCTGGTGGTCCTGCTGACACTGGTGGAGTTCGCCCCCATCAAGATCAATCCGTGGTCCGCCCTGGCAAAAGCCATCGGGCGGGCCGTCAATGCAGACGTGCTCCGGGAGCTGAAGAGCGTGAAGGATGACCTCTCCGACCACATCCGTATGGATGATGAGAGGAACGCCGATGAGCACCGGGCCCGTATTCTTCGGTTCAACAATGAACTGCTCCGGGACATCCCGCACACGAAGGAGGAGTTCATCGACGTGCTGGCAGACATCGACTTCTATGAGCGGTATTGCCGGGATCACGAGAACTACAAGAACAACCGGGCGGTCCACGCCATCGCAAACATCAGCAGGGTTTACGATGACCGGCTCCGGGAGCACGACTTTTTGAAATCCTCATCCAATGAGCGCGACGAAGACGCGCCCGAAACCTGAAAGGAGTACAGAGCATGAACGCAGAACAGATCGTGAGTATCGTCGTTGCCATTCTGACGGGCCTTGCGGCCTGCATCCCGCTGGCCGTCAAGCTGTACCAGGCCGTGAAAGAGGCGGTCCAGGAGAAGAACTGGACCCACCTGCTGGGCCTGGTCGTTGACCTCATGGAAGAGGCTGAGACCAAGTTTGCCGACGGCGCCACCCGTAAGGAATGGGTCATGGCGATGGTCCAGACCAGCGCAGAGTATATCAACTATCCCGTGGACACCGAGGCGCTGTCCGAAATGATCGATGCCCTTTGCGATATGACCAAGATTGTGAACCCCCCGGCTGTTGAGGAGCCCACAGAGGGAAGCACCACAGACACGGCTGCGGAAACTTCCGGCACCGGGGAGCCTGAGGCGGGTGACAAAAATGAGTAACAGCCCGCTTGCCTCCGTCACTCAGATAAGCCCGAACCGGAGCAGCCCCAGAAATCACAAGATTGACCGCATCACTATCCATTGCTTCGTGGGTCAGGTGACCGCCCGGCGTGGCTGCGAGGTATTCCTGCCCGCCACAAAGAAAGCCTCCTGCAACTACGTCATTGGCTACGACGGAAGCATCGGCCTGTGTGTCGATGAGGGGGACCGCTCCTGGTGCTCCTCCAGCTCCGCCAACGACAACCGGGCCGTGACCATCGAGACCGCCAGTGACAACCGTGCCCCTTATGCCGTGACCGAGAAGGCGTATTCCGCCCTTCTGGACCTGGTGACGGACATCTGCCGACGGAACGGAGCGAAGAAGCTCCTCTGGTTCGGTGACAAGGATAAGACCCTATCCTATACTCCGAAGGATGGGGAGATGGTGATGACGGTGCATCGCTGGTTTGCAAACAAGAGCTGCCCCGGCGACTATCTATATGAGCGGCACGGAGAGATCGCCGCAGAAGTTACCAGAAGACTTGAAGAGGAGGACGACGATATGGACCAGACCAAGTTCAACGAGATGTTTTCGGCTGCTATGGCCGAATACCGGAAGAAGCTCCGGGACAACGACAGCGGCGACTGGAGCCAGGAAGCTCGTGAGTGGGCGGTCTCTGTGGGTCTGTTCGCCGGAAACGGCACCACTGACGCCGGAGATCCGAACATGATGTGGGAGGATTTTCTGACCCGAGAGCAGGCGGCGCAGTTGTTCTTCCGGTTCGCCAAGGACCACGGGCTGGCCTGATGAACGGCGGCAAGCGGCTGGCCGCTAAAAAGGGTGGTTTCTTTGCCCTCCTGGAGCGTATGGGTGTCACCAACTGCCTCGGCTTCCTGCTGGTGTTTCTGCTGCTTCTGGGACTGGTCGGGGGCTTCGTCCTGGCCGTCCTGAGCATCAAGTACCAGTACACAGGCGCCCTGGCCTGCTGGACGGTGGTATTTACCCCCATCGGCACGGCCATCTCCATTGTGCTCGTCCGAATCGTAGATAAATCCAGGGCGGAGAACACCAGCGCAGATGGAGAGGGTATCAAATACGCTGCCGCCAAAGCCTCCAACTTTGCCCAGGCCTGGGAGCCGGAGGGCTCCGTAGACAGCCCGGCGATATAAAAAGACCACCCCTCCGGGGGCTGCCCACTCGCAGCTCCTGGAGGGGGATTTTTTCGTTGCTATGCACTGAAAAAGTAATGTAAAACTGTGCAAAAGGTAAAAATCTAACTTTTAGAGAAAGAAAAAGTTGATTTTTGACCGATTTTTGAGATTTTCAGAACGCCAAAAAATGGTAAAACGGAGTTTATGAGAGCAGAATATACTTATACCCCCCAACCTAAAATGCCCTCTAAGCGCCTCTAAGCGGCTTCTAAGCCATGTTTTCCCACACGGACGAAAAAGCCCCAAATTCCGTCCTACACGGACGCTGCTTCGTGCCTGGTCCTGGGCAGATCTGCACCGGACATCTCCCGGCAAGCCTAAATGCGGCCCACAAGCTCCGTAAAACCACCCACAAGCGGACAACGGCCTGCACCCATCAAATTACATACCGAAACGGAAAGTGCCCTTAAAACGGCTCCTAGAGCGGAATAAGCCCTCCTACATATCCGGCCGATATTATACCGGCTTGGTAATGCGGGAGGGCTCTCTTTTTTTGCCAAAAACCGCCCTGAAATCAGAAAGAACAAGCAAAATGAAGAGGCAAGTTTATCTGCAAAAATATTTTTGAAAAAATCAATATTTGACTTGACATTACCGTATTGGTAAGTTAGAATGAAGCTACAATAAGTTACCAGGTTGGTAAGTTATTGAGCGCCCCGCCTGAAAAGGTGGGGCGTGAACACTTGGCAGGAGGTGTATCACGCATGAAAGACGGTGATAGCATGACCGCAACCGAAGCGGCCCGCCTGATCGAATGGCTCGAAGCCCACGGTCACACGGCCGAAGAAGCGACCGAGTGCATCAAGTACATCGCCGCTTACCCTGCGCCGGCAGCCCTCAGCAAGTAAAAAGTTAGGCTCCCCAAAAGCCTCGCAAGCACCGGGAGCCTAACCCATAGGGCGGGACGGGACCTGCCTCCCGTTCCGCCACCATGGTAACACGAAGGCAGGAGCAAGTCAAGAAAGGATGACCCGAAAATGAAGAGCAATCCCTATAAGCTGAACGGCAAGCTGTTCCGCTACAACTTCGACACCTGCGTCGTGGAGTACATCCAGAAGGCGGACCAGGAGACCATGCAGGAGGACGCCGAGTGGAAGAGGAACCACGACGGCCGCAGCCTCTACAACGTCGGAGACGACGGCTACATCATCCTGGAGACCATCGGCCTGAGTCGGGAGAACTGGAAGGACAAGGAGGCCAGGGATGGCTACCTGTCTGCCTGGTGCAACGACCTGGACGCAGAGCTGGAGAGCATGGCGGCAGACTTCGTGAAGTACGAGCTGCCCTACCTGATTTGAGGTGAGCAGCATGGAGGACCTACTGGGCGAAGCGGTGGTAGCCATGGGGCTACTGTCTGGCTTCCTGCTGGTACTGGGCGTCGGCGGCCTGATCGCCGACTACGTTTTCCCGTATATCCCGTTCATCCAGCGGTTTCTGGATAGCTTACCCGATTGGGAAGATGAGGAGGAATGAACCGTGAAAGTGAAGAACTATGAGGAGTGGCTCCAGGCGGTCAACGCCGAGCACCGTAAGCTCTCAGAGATGAGCTACTACCTCAACGATAAGGGCGTTGAACGTATGCGGGCCTTTGGAACCCTGGGCAATCTGGCCGACTTCTGCGCCACGCCGCAGGAGCTGGTGGCCTGGATTGACGGCAAGGAGGGCTTGGACAGATATGATGTGGTCAGCCTCGAAAGCAGCCATATCTCGTCTGCCATCTCCGCCCTCCGAAGGATAGCCAAGAAAGAGGAGAACTGAATGGGCTGTGAGGGCTGCAAATATGAGGAGTTTGGCGGCGGCGAGTGGCCCTGCTGCGACTGCTCCAGGATCGAACGGGAAGATATGTTCGAGCCTGCTGAGGATGAGGAAGGGTGAACGTCATGAGGTTTTGGGCGGTGAGCACCAAGTATTTCGACAGCGGCCGGGTGAAGGTCAACCTGTACCCCG